GCCGATACTTCCGGCTGCCGTCCGCTCGCTTCCACCCGAACAGCGGCCAGATGATCTGATCCCGTTGCCAGGGCATCAGCCGGAACGGCTGCCCGGCCCACTCGCCCTTGCTCTGCACCAGCAGCCGCTCGAAGAAGCGCACCGCCCCGGTCGCCGCCCGTTCATCGAACCAAAACGGCTCAGACATCCACGTCCACGCCCTCTGTCACGACCACCTTGCCCACCTCGCCAAACAGAATGTCGGCCAGGCTCGGCTGCTCCTCGCTCTGCACGTGCAGCCGCGTGCGCGAGGAGGGCGTCATCCCGAATTCCGTCAGGTAGCTGCGCAGCGCCGCGCTTTGATCCTTGAACACTTGCAGCAGTGGATGCTTGCGGACGTTCCCATCGTCGTCCGTCACCGTCAGGCCGGGATCCTCCCGGCGCGGTTGACCATCCGCATCGAGCACCGGCGCGCCGTTGACATCGAGCACCGGCTGCCCCAGCCGCAGGTCGGCTGCCGCGCGCACCGCCACCTCATAATGCTCGGCGGCCATCCGCAGCGCCGGCTCGTCAATCTCCGTCAGGATGCCCAGGGCAGTCAGCGCCGGCGCGTACTTGCGCCAGAAGCGCCCGCCCTCATCACCCAGCCCCCGCGGGGCCCGCGCTGAAGACGCCCTCGGTTTCGGCTCGCCTTCGTTCAGCGACCGGTGGCCCGGGTTGCCGGCGAGATCCTTCGCCGCAGTCGGTTTCGGTTTTCGCCCTCTGATGCCCCCCATAGTTATGTCGACTCCACCCCATTCCCCTATCGGGACAAATCAGGCCAATTCGCGGTCGTGTGCGCAAGATTGCCAGCACGGTCTAGCGCGTACGACCCTAGAGATTAGATCCCCCTACCCATCCAGGCGATGTCTCGCTCGCCGTCTTGCGACTATGACACGCATGACAGAGCGCCTGCAGGTTGTCCGCGCTATCATCCCCACCGGCGCGGCGCGGCAAAATATGATCCACGTCGGTCGCCCGCGCGGGATAGCCGCCATGCTGTCCGAATGGATCGGCGCACAACGGCTGCTCAGCGAGGATCATGCGGCGCAAGCGTTGCCAGCGTGCGCCATAGCCTCGCTCTGCCGCCGTGCCCCGCTGGTCATCATAGCGCTGTTGGCGCTGGCGCAGGTGCTCCCGGCACAGCCCACGCTTGATCGCTCTCTCGGGGCAGCCCGGCACCGAACATGGTCCCGCCAGTTTCCATGACATCAAACTCCTCCGCATTGACACTTTATCACATCTTAGTCCTCAAATTCTCAGAGGCAGAAAAAAACCGCCAAACTTGGTCCTGATCAAGTCGGATAGGCACTTTACGACTGATCCGATTCAACAACCAGAGCGCGCCGGCCGACGATAACCCCACCGCCCGCGCTGCCTCCTGCGTCGTCAACGCGCAGCGTACTCCCGTCAACAAATACGTCAGGTACGCGGCGCGCTCGGATGGTGTCCAATCATTACTATTTTTCAGTAACATGCGCCAGCTCGCGAATTGCTGCTTGATTACTCAAACCATATAACCATCCATACAAATCGATCACATCGAGCGGCTTCGGCGTGCACCCACTGAAACACCCGCACAAGTTGCGCTCAGTATCGAGCCAGAACGACGGGTGCGCATCGTCGTGGAAGGGACACTGTGTCATGCGCCAACGACCATCACGGCTGGTGGCTTGGTTCTGCGGAAAAAAATCACCCACGTTGAACTGGCGTTTGATCCGTTCAAGTACTCCAGTACCGCTCAATAACGGGGGCGTGCTAGCCAACGTCCACGGATCGTCAATAAACTGCGCTGAACAAATGAGCCGTGCCGACGATGTCACCATCGATGGCAGATCGGGCGCCTGTAACAGTAATACCGTAGGTAAAACGTCACTGAGCGCCTCCACGCGCAGCAGCGTCATCGCTGGCGTCAACCGCGTATAAATTGCACCCGATTCATGGATACTGCCCTCACCGATTACGTAACCGCCCTGCGCCTTGATGTCGATGCCCGGCAGATGCCGACACCGTTCCGACCGGGCCAGGCGCACGTAGACGTGCACACCGCGACTGGTACGCACCTGATAGCTCCAATGGGCGACTTGGCGCGCCAGGCCACCTTGTGCTGTGGCCCAGCGTCGCCACTTACGATAACCTTCTTGGGTATCGAAATCAAGCACGGTCAGGTGCGTCGCGCCGCCGCAAATCACCCCGATATTACGTTCTTGACTGTACCAGCTCAGTATGGAGGAGGGTGAGGGTAAGGTTGTTTGGTACGGCTGCCAATGGTCTATAGCCGGTCGCTTACTGCGCGTCCAACATGGTATCGTGCTGATACCAAGCTGATAGAAGTATTGCGCAGTGTCACAAGGTGTCATAGCGCCTCGTTGTAGTTCATTTTCCGTCCAACCTGTCCAACCTGTCCAACCTTTGCCTTAGACCCCCCCCACGTATTAAGTAACCCCATCCTTTTTGACCCCCTTACACTTAAGCAAAATGGTCTCTAGGTTGGACAGGTTGGACGCAGATAATAGCTATTATTCTAAATTGGCCACACGCCGGTAAAACACCAGACGCGTTGCCCGTGGCCGTTATCGCGCTTTTTACGTTCCACGCCCAGCTTGGCCATCACGCCGCCGAGCGCCATGGCATTAGCGCGTGTCTGACCGCCGCGCAACCCGTTGGCCTCCAACGTGAGCAAGATTTCCATGCTGGACGTCCACTGCAACGTATTGCTCGGCTCTACCCAAAAGTATTTGAGCAGCAAGCTTTCGATCGGATCGTCCATTTCGTAACCGCGGTTGATCTGCTCTGAAAGCTGGTATTCATCAGGTGTCAGTTTCCAGGTCTCACCGGCCAAATAAGCTGCGTTGGCCTCGGCCCAGATTTGTTGCCGGTCGAGAGTCGCGCTGTAGCTCCAATCGATCGTCGTCAACGCTGCCACCATGAACCGACGTGAGCCGGTCGGATCGTTCAAAAAGCCGCCCTCGTTGTTGACTGTGCCAATAAAGCTGGCCAGCGCCGGCTTGATCATGTCGAAACGATCATAAGCCTTGCGCACCGTCACTGTGCCCTGCGTCAGGAATGCCTTCAGCGCCTCACGATCGGCGCGGCGCTGTGTGGCGCCCAGCTCATTGACCTCCCAGACCCATTTGCTGGCCAACCGGATCTTGTCGTCTTTGTCTTCGGGATTGATCGCGCCTTCGAAGTATAACTCGCGTCGACAAGCCGTCCCCAGCCACTCGGCCAGATACGACTTGCCTAGGTTCTGTGGCCCTTCGAGCACCAGCATAGCGTTTTGTGCATACGTGCACGCTTTGGCCACCGCGCCGATCAGCCAACGGCGCAAGAACAAGGGGAAGACACCTTCTTTGTCGATGATATGCGCAGCCAATTTGGCGATGTGGTTGTCGCCATCCCAGGTCAGGCTGTTCAGGTATTGGCGCACCGGCTGATACCGTTGCAGATACGCCTCGGCGACGTAGCAATCTTCCATCACGTTGACGTACTCGAAGCCCTGGTCGCGCATCTGTTTGCGGATTTGCGCACGTAGACCGTCCGAGATCGGCGTTGCGTTGACTTCAACGACGTCGTTCAGATCATTCATGCGAAACGTATAGCCCAACGTTGCCAACGCTTTGAGATATTCCGTGCTGTGCGGATTACGTTTGCCGCGTTTGCCGACCGGTTGGCGGCTCAGATAGATGTCGCGCTCGTTGAGAGCTTCACAGAGCGCGCTTTGCAGATCGGGCGCCCACGTGCTGAGCGTCGTCAACACTGCGTCCATCAGGTCGCCGGCCGCTGGCGTTGTCTGCATAGCCTGTGCCAGCTCGTGCCAGGGCGGTTCGGTCGGCATCGGGGTCGTGGGCAAGACCAACGTGCGCGTTGTCTGGGTCAGCCAGTCCAGCCCAGTCACAAAGGCGCGCAGATCGGCAGTGGGATAGTAAGCGGCTAAAACGTCGGCGACAGGCGTGCTGATTCCTGCTTGTTTCAACACAGCGACGAGTGGAGGAGGTGTGGTGGTTGACACAGATACGTTACCTGTTTTTCACTTGTACTGGTATGGCTGATGGAGTACGTTTGGCGGCCTAATTTAGAATTAGGCCGATTCCGCAATACGGAATTCGGCCAATCGGCCGACAATCCCCCAGTTTCCTCAGTTTTCCTGGTTCCCTCAGTTCTCCGCTTTTCATTATGCTCCGCACAGCTCAGCCACCCACTGACCGAATTCATCCCACGTCATCTGCGCCTCTCTACGCAGCCCTGCAAGGCGTTCATAGGTTTCAGGGTATAAATGTATCGCCTTGCGTTTTGCGCGTGTCCTGGGACGTGTTAGGGGGGTAACAAGGGCCTTGTAGACTTGATCCTCGTTTGCTATCAGCGTGCTGTTGACGTGCAAATTCAACGGCATCTGTAACGCCGCGCTGACCAGAATCACGCGATCGCTCGGCGCCGCGCCTACCTGGTATACCGTCGCATCAGCGTCTACCTGGGCCGTCGCTTCGGCGACCGTCAGCGGCAACGTCGGCAGCCCTACCGCGGCGCGCAGTTCCTGCCGCGCCGCTCGGGTCAGCTCGAAATCGCCCCGTTCGTATTGACACCACCATGCCTTCGAGTAGCGACTGCGCACGGCTTTGACGAAAGCGTCCAAGCTGCCTTTCGCGCGTAGCTCAGTATAGATGTCGCGATAGTCCTGATCGCTCAGGTTTTCGGCGGCCAGGGCCCGCGTCATCAGGGTTGTCACGGTTAACTCAGTCATGGTCAGGCCGCCAACAACAGCCGCTCGACGTGCTGTGCCAGTTGGAGCGTGCACGCCGCGGTCGCGCTCTGGCCGCCGTGCGCCTGGGCCAGTTGCGCCAGAAAGTCCCGCCCCAACGGCCGTTCTTCCGGCCCCACGTACACCGTGTCGATGCGGCCGTGATACTGACGCGCTTCGGCCAGGGCGCGTTCTGGTTGGTCCGGCTCGCCGTCCGAGATGACCACAAAGCGGATGTCGCCGGTGTCGGCGACGCGGGCGAACTTGAGCGCCTGTGCCAAATCGGTATTGCCGCCCAACATGGCCGGCACGCCGCTCGGCGTAAACTGCGGATCCGTGCTGAATGCGATCACCGCCAGTTTGCCCGGCAAGTGCTCTTGCAACGCGCGCAACTCGGCCAGGGCTGCTGCGTAACGCGTACGGCCGCCCGGCGCGTCCTGGCTGTGCATCGAGCCAGACACGTCCACCAGGATCACCGCATCGCAGCTGATGAAGGTTTCGGCCAGACTGGCGCCTGTTTGCCGGGCGATCTGCGCCAAACTGCCGACAACCAATGCCGTGCTGTCGTTCATAGCCAGCTCTCCGTGAAGGTTTGCGCGCCTAACGCCCAGCTCGTACTGAGCACCTGGCCGCGCGCATTGACGATATCTTCCCAGGCCATGATCGTACTGACGACGAAACGCGTCAACTGCTGCTGGCCCTCGGCCAACACGTAACCGCAGCGCAACGGCGCTCGATAGCCGGGCTTGAACAGATCATCTTGCGCCGCGGCCTGGCGCGCCAACGTCGCGGCCAGCGCCAGGCCCGCGTCGTAACGCCGGCGCAACTTCTCATCGCTGAGGAGCTCCCAGGCATGGTGGATCATCTTGAACTGCTCAGCCGCGTTCGGCTCTCGACAGACGTCCGGATGCCACTGCCGCGCCAGCCGGCGATAGGCGCTTTTGAGCACATCGAGCGTCGCCGTGGCTTGACAGCCCAACGTCGCGTACAACGTGAGCGCCTGGTCGGGCTGCGCTTCCTGGCAAAACCAGGCCCGCAGCACCGTCTCGGGGAAGATCACTGACCAGGCTCCGTCACACCAGCCGAACGCCGTCGCGTCGCCTTCCCCGCGCTCTTTGGTCATGCCCAGGTAACGCACCTCCAGTAAGCGCGTTTCCGTTGCCGGTATCACAGCCGGCAGCGCCGGCGCCGTCAATCGCTCCCCCTGATACTGAGCGACCAGATCGACCACAACTTGGGCGTAACCGGGTGCAATTCGCCAGGTTTTCGTTGCGTTATCCCAAACACGCGCCGTGCTGGGGATGCGCGCTTTCAGATCAGCCACCAGACCTGTATGATAGGGCGTCTTGAATAGCAAGCTGTTGTTGTCCAAAGTCAGGGTGCTCACGTGTGCCGTCCTCGACACAGCGACCAAAAGTCGCAGTACTGCGGGTTGCAACGCCAACCCATGGGATGGGGTGGAAATATGCCGTGTTGGATCGCCGTCCAGACCTCGCGGAGCAACCGGAACAAGAAGAAGACTTCGGCCGGCCGATGCACGTGCTCGAGCGCCTGCACCTGTGGCGTCTTGGTTTTGACGAAGATCAGGTGGCGAAAGCGCCAGTTGTGCCAATGACAACCAGCCTGGTTGAGGGCTGCCAGGTAAAAAAGCGGCTGGAGATCGGTCTGAGCCTTGTCCGCGGCCCAGGCGTGACTGCTCGTTTTGAAATCGCAGGGCACGCCATCCGGCGTCACCAGGTCGATGTAGCCGATTACGGGCACGCCGACGCCTGGCACGTGCAGCTCGATTTTGCGTTCGATCTGTAGCCCTTGGTCGTCGCAACGCGCGCGCAACCCCGCGATGACATCTTGAATCTTGCCATCGGTCAGCAGGCGTAAACCTTCGTTGTAGTGCTGTTCCGGCGTGTCGAGACCCCAGTCCACTGACTCCTTCGCCAGCGCTTTCCGCCACTGCCATTGCCAGGCTTCGGCTATTGTAGGTACAGGTACTTCATTGGCCCATTCGGTCGTCTGACTTGGCTGTCCTGCCAGAGTTTGCCTGGCAACTTGGGCTTCGATGAAACCGTGAATCGCCGTACCAAAAACCAACGCTGGCGTGCCGCGCGTCGGTTGATTCAAAACGTACTTGTAGCGCCAGGCCGTCGGACAATCCAGATACAGCGCAATCGAAGAGTAGGAGAGATGTTCAAGCGCCATCGTGGCCTCCGAGGTCTTCGAGCGGATCCGCGTCGTCATGCCCGGCGCCCACCTCATAATGTGCCCGCTCGCCATCCAAACGTAATGCTTGATTGATCTGCCGATAGGTCAGGCCGATATCGGTAAGTTGCTCCTCGTCCAGCGTCCATTGACTCCACTGCTGCCGTTCGGTGTGCCAGGCATTGTTCAGTTCGCTGAGCATCTGCTCCAGCTTGTGGACCCGTTGGCGCAATCGGGTCAGCTCATAAATTTGCTCCTGCTCTTGCTGGGCCTGGTTGCGCAAAGTGTGTACCTCGGCCAGAAACGCCGTGAGGTAAGGATTGCCGCACGCCAGACTTTCAATTAGCCAATACCCGATCATCGCCTGGTCAACCGGCGTCGTTGCTGAGCTATTCATGGGCCGCGCTCCAGCCTAGCAATGTCGCCAACCGTGCCACGGTTGCATCGTCGGTCGGCAGTTGACCATCATTGGCTGCCAGAATCAACTCGGCGTCGAACTGCGCCAGTAAATCTTCCAAAGTCACACCAGGCGTCTCGGTCGCCCGTGGCAAAGCAGCGTCTTTAGCTCCCTCAGTTCCCCCAGTTCCCTTGGTTGCGCCCGCGGCCAGCCAGGCAATCACCGGTCGCATGAATTCCGGCCCGGGTCGTTCGATCTTCAGATCGGCCACCGCCGAGCAGCGGCTCTTGCTCACGGTCAGGATGTGGCTCCAGTCCAAATCGCATACCAGATCGAATTCGTACTCCATGCCCGGTCGTTGGATCGGCGCCAACCCGACTTTCCTGATGCTGACGCGACCCCGCTCGTCCGCCTCCTGTACGTATTCCATGCGCGAACGCATCGTTGTGATCACGTGGCACGGCGCCTGTAAGATCGCATCCACCATTCGGTTGTGGATCGGCGTCACGTGCCGCCAGGCGCTCCAGGCTTCACCGGCTCGTTGTTTCAGCTCGAGCGCGCCGCCCACTCCTTCCCAGGCATGGCTCAGGCTGTCCAAGATCAGCACGCTGTAGCCGCTACGTCCGGCTTCCAGGATCGCCTCGGTATAACGTTCCGGCGAGAAGTTGGTCAGCTCGAGCACGTCGAAGGCCCAAACTATGCCATCGGGCGCATCGCCGGCGTACTTACTGGCGCTGCCGCGTTCGGTATCCACCAGGGCGATCCGCCCGCCGAACTGCGCGATCAGCGCGTGGGCAAACCGCAGCGCCGTATAGGTCTTGCCGCTGCCGGCCGGCCCATCGAGAGTCAACCGCAATCGGCTCTGTTGCTTCGTCGCCTGTCTGAACACGTTACCCTCCTGAGTCCTGACCCCTGACCCCTGACTCCTGATTGCTGGCAATCAACGCCAGCTCGGCCCATTCCGGCACGCCCAGCGCAGCGCGAATCTTCTGCTTCGTCACCGTCCCGATGCCGTCCACGTGGCCGTTGTCGTTCGTCAGATCGGTCAAAAACGCCAACGTCTGCGCCGGCGAGCCGCAATACGCGAGCAGCGCCTGCGCCTTCTCCAGTCCGATGCCCGGCAGGCTGGCCAGGATCGCCTCGCCCACGCTCAAGAGTTGCGGCGTTTTCACTGGGGCAATCAACATCACCGGCTCACGCCGCCGGCCGGCCAGCCATAGCACGGCGCGCTCAAAGTCGCTATCTTGACCAAAATGCACGATCTGCACGCCTAATTCCTGCGCGCTCAGCAGCGCCCCTTGCACGCTGGCCCAGCTCCAACCGGTGGTCCCGCGGCCGGTAATGGCTTTGCCGTTGGCGTCCGGCGCTAATGCGCCGGTGATGACCAGGTACGCGTAACGACTGATCTTGACCAGCTCGGCGCATTGCGGCAGCAGCCGGCCTTGACCGATGGTGTTCAACAGATCGTCGGCCGTCTTACGTTCGATTACCAACAATGCGTCCGTGGTGGCTACCCAAATATCGCCGGCATCCAACAGCGTGATCGAGGTTGCCGCGCCGCCAAAGGTCAGCCGTTGCACCCA